CAACTGACATCAGCAAACATTATGATGATCTTATTGAAATGGGCATGTACTATAATTTACTAGGTGAAGGTACACATACAGTAAACGGTAAGAAAGTTACAGTTGATTTATATGAACTTAAAAAGCTAATATGGAAAGCTATGATGAGTGTTAACATTCTTGAAGGTGTTCGCTTTTATGTATCGTTTGCATGTAGCTGGGCATTTGCTGAACTCAAGAAGATGGAAGGCAATGCTAAAATTATTAAACTTATTTGTAGAGATGAGAATGTACATTTGGGCAGTACCCAAACACTACTAAAACTGATGCCCAAAGATGATCCCGACTTTGCTCGTATCCAAGAAGAAACTCGGGACGAAATGGTACAACTATTTGTAGATGCAGTAGACCAAGAGAAAGCATGGGCAGACTATTTGTTCAAAGATGGTAGTATGATTGGTTTAAATGCACAACTGTTGGGTGAATATGTTGAGTGGACTGCTAACAAACGTATGACGGCAGTAGGACTTGACAGTCCTTACAAAGGTGTAAGTAATCCTTTACCTTGGACACAAAAGTGGATTGCAGGTGCAGAAGTACAAGTAGCACCACAAGAAACTGAGATTAGTAGTTACGTTATTGGCGGCACTAAGCAAGATGTTAACGGTAGCACATTCCAAGGTATGAAATTGTGATTACGGTATATAGTAAGCCATTGTGTCATTATTGCACAATGGCTAAACAATACTTAGAAAATAATGGATTCGAATACGAAGAAATCCGAGTGGATACCAATCCTGAAGCTAGAGAGTTTTTGATAAACGAAGGGCATAGAACTATGCCTCAAATTTATCACAAAGGCAAACTACTAGTATCAGGTGGAGGGCAAGCACTTGTGCGTATGGATCCAAAAATAGTAAGAGAACTCATAGGAGAAATCGATGTTGGTGACATACAATTATAAAAAGAATGATATCATAGGTTTAAAATTAAGTACAGGTGAAGAAGTAATAGCGAGATTTGATAAGTTTGATTCTAGCACAAAAGACAAAACAATAAACATTATCAAACCAACAGTGCTTACATTAAATCCACAAAACGGACAAGCAATGCTTATCCCATGGCTAATGAGTTTAGATGTGCATAAAAGTGATCCAGTAACAGTAAGTCAGGATCAGATTGTTGCTGTGTATAAACCATCTAAGGGAATTGCTGACGTATACATGCAAGGTTCTAGTGGTATAGCTATGCCAACTAATGCACAGACCGAAAAGCTCACTGGACTCATATAAATACTTGCATGGCAAGATTTATTCATAGATTAGGCGACAGTAGGACATGTGGTGCTACAACTGTAGTCAGACAATCTACTGTAAGAGCAAACAATAGATTTATCAGTATACAAGGTGATCCGAACACACACGGAGGCGGTGCTTTACGAGCAACCGAAACTGTAGGAAAAGTTCGTATTGGTGGTATACCAGTGATATTACAAAATGATCCAGCAAGTGCAGACTCATTATGTCCTCCGTTGGGAGGAGCTCATTGTGCTCCTAATGCCAGCAGTGCTAGTCCTAATGTACGAGCCGGTGGAGGAAGCTAATGTCAACATTTAGAGATTTTAGTCAAGGTTTGCAAAGTGCAAACGATTATTTAGATACTAGACATCATATAAGTGGTACACAAGCAGGTGGCAGTGATGCATTGCGTGGAGTAGTAAGTGCTGAATATAGTTTTACACTGAGAGAATTATTATGTGGATTATTAGCAGGTAATGGGCTTAAATTACCAAATGTACAAATTTGCTTGCACAGTAACATAGGTGCCTTACTTGGTATTCAAGGATTGCAAGGTCAATTAGAAGATGCACTAAATGAAGTACAAGGTGAACTTGAAAAGTTTATGGATCATACTAAGTTTGACCAAGTGTTAGGTAGACTTAATGGTGTTTTAGCAGAAGCACAAAATGTAGCTAATATGATAAACTTCTGTAGTCAGCCTGTAGATCCAATTGCTATTCCTAATATGTTAGAACGTGCAATGGGTAGCTTTCTTGGAGCGGGTAAAGCCATAACAGACGGCATTGGTGCTATTTCAGACGCTGACATGTGTGCATGTATAAGCAGTGATGGTAGTTTTAACAGTAATATTTTCAATGGTGGACTACTAGGTAATCTTGCAAGTAATTTTACAAAAGTTACAAATGGTACTTTTATACAATCTGAGCTAGATGCCATTACAGCAGATGTTAAATCAATTGGATCTCAAATTTCAGGACTTATAGACTTTGAAAATAACATCGGAGGTAGTTTTGCAAGAGGCGGAAGCCAATTTGCACCAGGTGGTGGAGATAGCAACTGTAATTCACAAATTGGAGTAATGCACAACGGAGCAAGCGGTGGAATCGCCGGCAATGCAAGACTTACAAGTCAATTAAAATCGCTTTATGATAGACTTGGTGGTTATCCTGTACAGTATTCAAAAGGTGCTAGCACAGGACAAATGAATGTTGGTCATCAATATGATGCTAATGGCAATCGTGTGTTTGGCGAGGAAGTTATAGAATTTCCAAACATCTTTCACTTATTGTTGGATCAAGAATTATTAGATATTATACAAAGAGATGATAATCCAAATCCTAATATAGATACACAATCACCTGTATATGATTATTGCGGAAATATTATTGGATTTTCAACAAATCATCAACAAAGAACTGAAGAACAAAGTGAAGGAAGCGATCCACAGACACCTAATAGTCCAGGATATAATGCAGGTGGATTTACAACAGATACAAGTAACGTAAGTGGATCAGGATCTACTATTACAGGTTCAACTGTAATTCAAAATTTCAGTGGTACTGGAAATACTTTATTTGTTGTTGGTAGCGAATCCGCACAAAATGCTCTATCGACCAAAGAAAATGATATAGTAGTAAGAACAGACATTCTTACAGTGTTCACAAGAAAAAATCCATCAACTAGTAATACTGGTACACTTGCAGATTATCAACAAGCAACTAGTACATTATTTGAATTTTTAAACAATCTAAATGTTGAAACTGGCAGTGGTTTAATTGTCAAAGATGCTGGAGTTAGTAGAGCTAGAATTGTTGAAGGTACAAGTGGGCAAACCAAAGTTAGCAACGGAGATGGTGTAGGTGGTAACATAAAAGTTGAACTAGAAGAAAACACTAGAATACCAGGTACAGCCGCTATAAAAATTCCAGTTGGTACAACTGCACAAAGACCAAATACTGAAATGGGCGAACTTAGATATAACTCAGATAATCACAGTATTGAGGGATATTTTGGAGACACAACCAGTTGGAAGAGCTTGTTAACAACTTCTAGTGCAACAGGCATTACAGGTGCTACAAATGTAGGATCAGGCAGTCAACTGTTTAAAGATGTAAGTGGTGCTGACTTAAGATTCAGAAGTGTATCTGGAGGAACAGGTATAACTGTAACACAAGGTACTGACGAACTTACAATAGCAGATTCGATTACAGCAAGTAACGTAGGTACAGGAACTGGTTTGTTTGATGCTAGAACAGGCGATAATTTTAAGTTTAAGAGTCTTACAAGCACAGATGGTACTGCAACAATAACACAAACTGCTACTACTGTAGACATATCAAGCATGGGAGGAGTACCAAGTGATCCTCTAACTACTACAGATGGTACAGCTACAATACTACAGTTTAATGGAACAACGCCAGAACCAGCTAGCGATAAAACTTGGTTCTTTGAAGTAAGAGCATTAGGTGTAGCAACTACAGGCGAAAAACAAGCATTTAAAGTTGAAGGTCTTGTGACTAATGTAGGTGGAAATTTAAGTATAATTGGAACACCTATTAAGATTGATTATCAAAGAACAGGCACAAGTGATGTAGGCACTGCAAGTTGGGACGCAATGGCAAGTTATAGTCAAGGCGATACTGTAGAATTCAATCTTAACACTTATACCGCTGATAATAATATAAGTGGCGGATATCCTGCAAATAATTTGAGTCCTGACCAAGACACTACAAACTGGACACTAGCATATAGTGGTTGGAATGTTAATGCAGAGATTATTGCAAATCAATTTAGGGTAAGAGCCAAAGGATCAAGTGGCAAAACAGTCACTTGGAGTTCAGCAATCACATTTATTGAAGCATAAATACTAAGTCAGCAAAAAAAGTTATCTTTTTGGTTGACAAGTGAGTCATCTTGCCATACAATCTTACTATAGTAAGAATGAATGGAGAGATGTCATGG